TTGTGGTTCTACCTAAACGTCTTAGTCAAGGACGAGTAGGAACAAGCTTATTTGTTAGAGTAGTTAAGACTTCTACTTTTTCATCAATAAATTCAGGATCCCCCTAAGAAACTGACTTCGAACCTTGAGGCAAGCTGAGAGGCGGAAATGCTCGGAGGGTTTGGGAGCATCCACGCCGTGTTGACGTTCGCAGTGATACCGTTGCTGTAAATGGACAACACCCTTGAAGGTGCTGATTCATGGAAGTGTACGGTCGCAGAGATTGTTGTCGAATAGTGTGAGGTGCCACCAGGGATGGTGTTACCGATCAAAACCTTAGACGAGCCAACATCAATGCTGTTTTGTGGCATGGTAGTGGTCCACACAATGTCATCACCTCCAGCAACGACGTGCTGGGGAATCCACCAGTCATCAGGCACAGGAACTGACGTTGTAAGACAGCACCCAAGCTCAATGGTGATTTTGACGTATCCGCCATAACGGAAGTTGAAATGGCAAGCCTGACTTGGAACGTCCGGCAATGTGCCGCACACCCAGGCCAACATCTCTCCGTCCCCTTCAACGGTCTCACTATATGTAATGAGGTTGTCACCAGTTGTGGTCGGCTCCATAAGAATGATTGCCTCGCCACTGCCCACAGGGCCAGTAGAAAGTTCTGAGGAGTCGTTGGTGTTGGTGACAGAACCGCTGACGGTTGTTATCGGGGCGACATTGGTGCCCGACGCGATGCCCCCGTAGTTCCACAAGCTGCAGGGTGACCTGACGCTGATGTTGTTTCCGAGGACTGTCGTGGAAAGAAACGTGTCGCTGATAGACTTGGGAAAGCCCCAACCAGCGCTCATTTTCTCCGCGATTGCAACCACGTCATCCTTGATCTTGGGGAGAGAGAACTCGATGTCGTAGGTGACATAAAGCCTTCCAATCTGAGCGTTGGCCGCTGCAGTAGGAAGTCCCTCAGTTGCAATCGAAAGAAAACCAAAGTCATAGTTGTTAGGTGCTTGGGTCATCCCAGCATTAGACTTACCTCTCACAAGAAGTTTGGAGGAAGACTGTAGCTTGGGGTCACACTCTAAACCATGGACGATGGTCTGAGACGGGTTGCCTGACGTGCGAAAGGCGGAATTCAGCATTGACTCGATCTCCTGGAACGGGCGATCAGAGGCATTGTACTGAGTGGCCATGACGACGCTCCCGAGAGCGCCAGCAGCCGAATAGTTTGAGTAGGTGGATTCCAACGTGAACACGCAGCCTTTGATCTCGTACTCCTGGTACAAGCCGGCTATCACTCCTCCCCAAGGAAAGAGCTCTGTGTTAGACGCCTGGATTCTGTGTCTGGTGACATTAAAAGCGCCGGGGTCCTCAGGAGCGATGACTTGTCCGACACATTCTCGGCGCTTGACGCGCACGACAGAAGATCCAGTTGAGGAGAAGGAGGAGTCGTGTCCAGTGGTTTCGGCACTAGCCATGACCGAGTTATGGCTGACACTGTAGTCACCCATCCCAGTAAGCCTTGAGAGGATTGATCCTCCGAGGGCTCCGACCTCCCCCCCCACTCCTCCTCCAAGATAGTTTCCCAACATGCGGCCTCCGGAGCGGAACGTTCCCTTAGGAATGAGCCTACCGGCGGTTCTGGCCACGGATCGGTAATCTCCCCGTCCTGCGATACGAGCGGGACGGAGAGGAATCCTGGTGGAGTAGTCGCCTCTTCCGGCAATCCTGGAAGGAGTACCTGAATGTTGCAACCACCGCCTCTCGATTTCAGCTTTGGAGCTGACGCCTTTGCGGGCGAGGCGCGCCGCAAACTGCTTTTTGCTTTCATTAGTGGGCATGAAATTGATGTGAGGACGAGTGGAAAGTCCCTGTAAATCGGGGCTTAAATAACTTGTTCTCGAATCCCCTGCTGGAGATACATAGCGCAGGGGGGTGTTTTATTCTACCAAGGGCGCAAGACTCAAATCTGCGTACGATATTTGCAGTGACTAATTTAGTGTTCATGCTCCAACCATGTATTTAACAATGGTTGTTGGCTCCCTTAAAACATGGCTCGCTAAGTGAGTTTAGAAAGTTCAGGAGTTGAACTTCCGCTACCGCCATTACCATGTGGTGTTCCCTTACTCTTGTGTTTCGTGATCCCAGAGTCGCTGGACGACTGAGACCCGGACCTATTCGGTGCTTTAACTACCAAGAGGGGGGATGTGCCTGGGGCGTTACGTCCAGGTCTTTGTAGGTGCTCAGGCACGGCACCTCCGGATTTGTCAATTCCGGCTTCGTCTGTCTTCAATTTGGTTTTCTTCAATTGAACTTGCTTTTCGAGGCACTCAAGTAAGCGGTTGTCCAATACCCTTTGGATGTCAGGGTTGTTCTCATGAATGAGAAATGGTTCGCTCTTGATGCCACTTGGGTACTTCCAAATGTTCTTATTGCCCTGATCAGCCGCATCTAAGAATGCGACTTCATTGGAGAACACGTGGAAATCATCACCAAGGAAGGCAAGGATAGAAGAATCTGATGCAAATGAGGGTCCATTAACTGCTGCGCTGTCAAGCAGGGACTTACTCCTCTCAACGAAATTGTGTTCGTTGATTCCTTGCAAGGCAAGGTCACCATAATCATGATTACCAGGCTCATCAATGCCCTCAGGGCAGAAAAGAGAACGATCAAGTCCGGTGTGAGGGCGCGGAGAATCCGTACTGTCCCTAGCCATTTTGGCTTCCCGGTTTTTACAGTATTTCACTGTGGTGATGAGGAGTGCATCCATGAATGAACAGCTAGTGACACTTTCCAAATCTCGAGCGAGGATGTCCCTGTAGTTGTAGTTCACGACATTGTGAGCCCTAGAGGAACTTTTCGTATTGAGGAGAGTTGAGATCTTAGCGCCGGCAGCGTCAAGATCTTTCTCCTTTTCAAGAGACAGGTAGATAATCACATAACAGATCATGATATCATACACAACAGGCACAGCGCCGAAGCGAGTGACCTGGGCCACGAACGCTCCAATAGCTTTTGCGATAAACACGAGAGGACCAGGCTGCATAGAGGTGACAGTGAGGTTTCGAGCAACGCGAAGCAAAGAGCAACGATCGTAGAGAAGTGACGCAGGAGAATAGGCTTCGCCTGCGTGGGCGACGGGGGGTGTTACCTCGACCAACGCACCTTCATCAGGAATCACAAAGAGAGAAGAAGTGTCAGAGTTGTCTAATAAGACATCGAGGGTTTTGCGTACAACGCTGTGGGTCACTGCGATTTCCGAACACAAGAAAACAACTTGAGAAGTGATCTGTGTGGGGAAGGGATTGTCTATGCCACTGATGTCTGTTCCAACACTTGGGATGGTAGAATCACACTCAAGTTTCACAGTATAACCATGAAAATCAGAAGCGAGCTTGACATACTTAAACGGGAGGATGGAGGCGGCCCCATCATCGCCAGAACTAACTGACAATTTGACAACACAACACATTGAAAAGTGGTTGAGGTTCTTCCGCAGCTTCTTAAGCTGGTAGGATTTTAAAGAATCATCAGTTTTACAAGTGTCTAACAAGTCGAACAGATCAGTGAGGAAATAATTCCAAGCAGTGTAGTGAACCATTATATTGGCGACATTGTTGTCGAGAGTGGTGTACTGTGTACCGCTAGGGTTTCCCCAATCAAAGAAGTGTAAGAACTCGGTTTTTGTCCCGTCTGGCATAACACCACCTACTTTAGTGGAGCCAGTCCTGAGCATATTTTGAAACTCAGTAATGACAGCACCAGTTGACTCTCCAAAGACTTTCGTCATGAGGAAATAGAAGGTAGTGAGATAAGACAACCCTTGACTGCCGTCGAACTTGGAGAAATCAATCGAAAGAACGAGGGGAGTGAAGGAGGCAGCATGCGCGAAGCTGAGGTCCATCAGCGTTACGACTTTTGTGAGGGTTAGATCATCTACTTTGAAGCAGGTGAGCCATCTCAAGAATGTGTCCACATGGCCCCTGTGGCTCGACACGGCGTCAGAACGATTGTCGTCCTTAACAGTCTGGATGGGAAGTCCTCTTACTTTAATTCCACTGTTACCAAGCTCGATGCCTGATGTAGTAATCTCAAGGTGAGTGTTGTCGCTGAAAGGGCATAGGAGCCTCTCCATGACCATCTTTACTTGCAAGGGGGTCTTGCCGCCAACAACACATGGAATGTTGTCGCCGGTTGAACCCTTGAACTTGCAATTAATGGAGTGAGCAACACGCATGCTCGTTTGAGCAGCAGAGGGGAATCCATCAAACATAGCATTGACTAAACGCGGTGCTTTCCCCTCTGTATTATCCAGTTTGACGTGGGACTTGAAACTTGCAATCTTGTCGCGCTTGATGTGCGACTTGAAATTGTTGACAAGAACAAAGGAGGAGGTGATGGGGTCAAGGTACAGACTATGGGCATAATGGTTGAAACTCATGCCTTCAGGAACGTCTGAATTGTCAGTCCAATCCATAGCTTCTTCAAAGAGGTGTACTTTCCCTTTAGCCTTCATAATCTCTTCCATTTCAGCAACTGATGTGAGAACTAGATCGTCATCAGTCAACATATGTCGACCTAGATCATGAACGTTCTTACCAGGCGGTTGGCGGAGATAAAGACCGAAAGCGTCTCCGAATTCCCTGGCTTGGATAGCCAGTTGTTGAACGCGAATGTACGATAGGTCCTTGTTTAGAGGGTTAGGGACTGTCAAGGACAAATCTCTGAGAACACCAAAGCCGAAAAGTGCTTTCTCGTTATCGGTGATCTTTAAATGAGGACTCTCCCAACGTACGTCGAGAGAATCAACAATGTCAGCTACACTCTTAGTAGGCTGGACAGCCATCTGACCCATGTTCATGATCATAAAGAGAGTTTTAGGAGGCGGAGCGCCATCACTAGGATTGGAGTGAGTAGCCATAAATGACTGGGTGAACGTGTCTTTCAAAGAGACGGTGTGTGCAACGGGTGTTCTGGTGAGACTCATAGCTAGCGCCTTCATAACAGCGAACTTTGTGTAATTATTATCGGAACCACCTAGATGGTGCATATGTTTGCCGCTCTCGCCTTGTCGGTTGAGAGAGCCATCAGCAGATGCGATTCCTAAATTCTTAGCCCAAGTAATCTCCGCAGAGAAATATTGAAGGGACACATTGAATGCAGTGAGAAACAGGCCACCTAAATCATAATGAACGAACGTAATTCTATCATCATTGGACAATCCACTGGACCGGGTTTCGATCTGGTAGAAGGTGCGACCTGCGTCAGTGTTGGTGTAGTCATAAACAACATTCTCTCCAATTGTATGGAGATTGCTTGTTTTCCCGTTAAGATCTATCTGAAGAGTATCAGAGAGTTCGAGGGTGGAGAGCAACTCGACGTCGTCGTATTCGAAGACGAGGTCGATGAGAGTTGTGAGTGGTGTGCAGAAGTAAGTGGCTCGGTGAGGATTGCCCAGCGCCACGGATGAATTACCACGATAAGTGTACATCTTTAGCAGAACATTGATCACTTTTCCACTAGGGCAGTTATGCCCTATAACCAAAAACACTGATGTAATCGGTCGAGAGGAGTAGTGGTACAAGCGGTTGTTGAATTCACTGGAAGTGAACTCGATAGAGTGAAAGCGAACAGACTGCACTTCCGACCAGTTTCCAGCACTACTATAATATTTCGTAATGCCGTTTTGGTCAGCCATGCTAGTCACCAAGCTCAGACCATCATAAGAGACAACAGTGTCAGAATCGGGACCACTCGAATAAATGGAGTGTTTCTGACCAATAGTAATCACAGCACAAGCAGGGGTCCCGCAGAAGAAGTCCGCGATTTGTTGGCTGTTCATGTTGCAAATGACGTCACAGGCTACAAGGACGTCTTTTGGTTTCACAACATTTTCGATGGTATGTGCATAAGTGGCAGCGTCATGAAGGGTCACATCAAAACGCGTGCCATTTTGGCCCCTGGCAGCAGCTCCATACGACATTTGGTACTCATGTCTATTGTTGAAGTGCTCTCCCCAGTTCTCGATAAGATAGCGGACAAAATCATCCACGATCTTAGAGTTCTCCCTTCTCTCCGCTGCTGCTTGAGCATGGGGATGAGGATTATCCGGGTTTTTGGTTGGGCCTTTGTTCACTCTCTTCTCTTCCCTGTCACGGGAAGCTGCAGTGGAGAGGGTGTTCACACCGAGCTTAATAGCCCGTGCGATTGCAACAGGAAGATGAGTCTTCCTACCAGATTTCAGCATATTGTTGACTCGCTTAGTCTGGATTTGAGTGGCTTCTAGAGAAGTGTAAGATGGGACAATCCTAGAGAACACGGCCGATGTGAACCGTGTGATAGGACGCGACAAAATCATGATGACAATACAGACCTCTCTTAGTGGTAGCTTGTAGAGGTCTGTGATCGTCACTAGAATGGACCACATGCTTAAATCCGTGGCACGGAAGTAAACGACTTGTTCGTGCTGATGCACATAATCAAGACAAAAGTGTTCGACGGTTTTATTCCGCCAGCTGATGTAGTGATTGTGAGCATCAATCGCACACGCAAAAGTGGGACGCAGCCACTTAGCGTAAGTACTGGCAACATTGCTGTTGGTCGACTCGGGTTTACCGGTCAACTGAGGGATGGACGGACAAACTAAACGCACCGTAGTGGTAGCGATAGAGTCGATCGAGTCGAGAGCCTCACCCTTCTTGATTTCCTGGACTGAGCCAAGGATAACCAAGGGAATGACTGTTACAACGGTTTTGGTGGCTACAGCAGTTTTAAGTGCGAGCCCGCCGGCGTTGAGAAGAGTTGTTTGAGCAATTTTAAATATACTCTTCACTGCCTGGGGTCTAACCCAAGCAGAGAAAGCACTACGAGCATAGCCCGCAGTGTCATCAAGGAGCTCGCTAAAGCTCCCTGGAATCCCCGCAGCTAAGTCCGAGTAGATGGACATAACTGTAAAGTTCTAGGGGTTGCAAACCAACAAGACGCCACCTCGAGGCGCCTACGC